TACGGCTGGGAAAAGCTTCTTGGTGCAGCTAAAGACCGGAGCGGGTAGTTTTACGTGTTCGTTCAACGCAGTTAAGTGGCCCGGTGGCACCGCTCCCACGGTAACATCCACTGCCTCGCGTATGGACATCTTTAGCTTCTTCGCCGACGGCACCAACTGGTACGGCACCACTGTTGGCCAGAACTACACGCCGTAAGGAGTAGTCATGTTCGCTGCTGGTAAGGGCGCTATCAACGCTATATCCTCTGCCCCTCCTACTACCACCGTAGGCGGTATTACTTTTTGGGATGACGGTTCCTACTCGTTTGTTGTCCCCTCTGGGGTTTACGCCGTAAGTGCGGTAGCAGTTGGTGGTGGCGGCGGTGGTTGTAGTGGCAACCCGTCTTCCGGCGGTGATGGAGGCGCTGGTGGTGGCGGCGGCGCACTTGCTTACATAAACAGTCTGGCGGTTACTCCCGGTGAGACGCTGAGCGTTGTAGTTGGTGCTGGTGGCGCGGGTGGCGCTGCTAGTCCGGGTACTCGGACTGGTGGCACTGCTGGTGGCGATTCATATTTGCGCCGTAGCTCTACTGATCTGCTGCTGGCAAAAGGCGGAAGCGGGGGTGGCATCAGTACTACCTCGGGCGGCAGTGGCGGTAGCGCCGCCGCTTCTGTCGGCGATATTAAATATGCTGGGGGTAACGGTGGCGCACCTAGTACTACTCTTGGGTACGGTGGCGGTGCTGGCGGTGCTGCTGGATATTCCGGTGTTGGCGGAAACGGGTACAACAATAACGGCAACGTAGCGGCTACTGACGGCTCTGGTGGCGGTGGTGGCGGGGCGTATCGTACTTCTACAGCCACTTCGCAAAGCGGCGGCACGTTGTTTTATGGTGAGGGAGCTAACGGTGCGGCGGGCACTTCTGGTTCCATTTTTGGGAAGATGGGCTCCTCTCTAGGTGGCGCGACTAGCTTTAGGGCTGGCGATACACAAGGCCCCGGCAGCGCTGGTTCTGGAGGGGTAGGCGATCTTGGCTCAGGTGGTACGGGGACTTCTGGCGAACGAGGAGCTTTGCGTGTCCTGTGGGGGGATTCTCCTTCTTTCCCTTCTACCAATGTAGCTACCAACACAGTTGCGTGTGTTGACACTGGCGCAAGCAACTCTTCCACGATAGCCATACCTGCTGGAGCGACGACTGGTGACATGGTGCTGTTGATTGATCAAGCGCTAGGTACATCAGTCACGCCCTCTGCGGTTATTCCGTCTGGGTTCACGTCTCTTTTTAGTAACAGTGGTACTTCGTTTAGCCGTGTGATATTTTCGTACAAGGTAATAACTGACCCGGCAGATGCGGGCACAACTATTACTGGCATGAATGGAGCCACCAACAAAAAGATCATTCTCTTGTTCAGGGGTAGCAGAGGATATGTAGTTACCACCACAGCTAGCAACTCTGGGGGCATAAACACTACGTCTACCCCCAGTACTGTCACTATGTCCGACACCTCAATGGATGGGTATGCGGACGGTGTGCCAATTGTTGTTGCGATGTTCTACGGCTCGTCCGGCGTTAGCACCGGTACCGACATTACGTTCTCTGGGGCTACTTATGTAGCTGGGCCTGATAACACTTTCTGGGTTGGCTACAAAATTTATAGCCAGAGCACCACTTCCTTCTCTGATGCAATATCTATGTTGGATCGTGGGTCTAACTCGTTGGTGGCCGGAAGGCTGTTTGGGTATTAAGGAGGCTTTATGGAAGAAACTAAGTCCGCCGAGACAGCCAAAGAAGTTGCCGGTAAATCCATCGGCAGATTTGGCCTCTTCTACATCACCCTGATCGTGCTGATTGGGGTGGGCTCCTCCTACTTTCTCTCCGACTCTGCCATTACCGCCGTGATGACGATGATCGGGGGTGCACTCGTAGCTCTCATCAACATGATGAACGGCATTGCCGGTACTGCTGAAAAGCAGGAGAAGCCAGAGTTCAAGGTCATCCAGACCCTTATCGACAAGCTAGACCGGCTGGACAAGCCTGAGCAGCCCATGAAGGTGACGGTGCAGGGCGACAAGGTAACGGTCAGCAAAGGTGACGACACCGTAACGGCGTCAAGGGAGTAAGCATGTTTGAAATCTTGAGTGGTGGCCTACTGGGCAGTCTCTTCGGTGGTTTGTTCCGGCTTGCACCTGAAGTCCTGAAGTTTTTGGACAAAGGCAACGAGCGCAAACACGAACTGTCGATGTTCACGCTCCAGACCGATCTGGAGAAGATGCGTGGCCAGTTCAAGATGGAAGAGAAGTATGTTGACTACAGCGCCAACCAACTCGACGCCATCAAGGAAGCATTTAAGGAGCAGGCCCAGACCGCCAAGGAAGCCGGATGGTTTGTGGCGGCAGTCTCTGCTCTTGTCCGCCCCGGCATTACTTGGGCGCTGTTCTTTATGTACGCAACGGTCAAGGCTGCGGCAATCTACATGGCGTTCCAGACTGGCGGGCATTGGTCTGAGGTGATGACCCGTGTGTGGGATGCAGACGATTTCGCCATGCTCAACATGTGCTTGACGTTCTGGTTCGTTGGAAGAAGCATTGAGAAGTACCAGAAGTGACCACGGAAGCCATCCGTATCGCACGGGAGACGCTGTGCAAGCCCTTTGAGGGTTACGCCAAGCGCCTGCCGAACGGTGACTGCAAAGCCTATCCCGATCCGGGTACGGGCGGGCACCCTTGGACGATTGGCTATGGCAGCACCGGCCCGGAGGTGACGCCGGATACCGTTTGGACGCTGCAACAAGCCGAAGCTTCTCTAGATAGCCACCTGCTGCACTTTTGCGTTGGCGTCATCAAGTTATCGCCAATACTGATAAAACAACCTGCCAGACGCCTTGCCGCGATCATCAGTTTCGCGTATAACTGCGGACTAGGTAACTACCGCATTTCCACGCTGAAGAAGCGGGTAGACGCTCAGGATTGGGCGGGTGCGTGCGAGGAAATCGTCAAGTGGAACAAGGCCGCAGGGCGCGTACTGAGGGGGTTAACCCTTAGACGCGAAGCCGAAGCGGCGCTACTGAGATAACCATGCCGCTGAAGAAACTCACGCTCAAACCCGGCGTAAACAGAGAGAACACCCGCTACGCCAACGAAGAGAACGGTTGGTACGAGTGCGACAAGGTGCGCTTTCGTCAAGGCACGCCTGAAAAGATCGGCGGCTGGCAGCGCATTTCCGCCAATACGTTCCTCGGTGTGTGCCGTTCCTTATGGAATTGGGTCACGCTCGGCGGTCTTAATCTGCTTGGTGTTGGTACCAACCTCAAGTTCTACATCGAACGTGGCGGCACGTACTACGACATTACGCCGATCCGCGACACGGAAACACTGGGCACGGACCCATTTACCGGCGACGGCACCACTACAGTTACTGTAGCGGACACTGCTCATGGAGCTATTACGGGTGACTTTGTAACCTTCAGTGGGGTTACGGGCACCTACGCATCCGTGCTTAACGCGCAGTTTCAGATCACGGTTGTCAACGCCAACTCCTACACAATCACCACGCCTTCGGTTGTGGCGGCAGGGGCTACAGGCGGCTCGGCTGTATCTGCTGCATACCAGATCAACACAGGCCCTGCGTTTGTAGCCCCCCTTGTCGGATGGGGTGCAGGTACGTGGGGTGCAGGTACGTGGGGTACAGGCGGTACAAGCAACAGCACGCTGCGGTTGTGGAGCCAAGCTAACTTTGGCGAAGACTTGATCTTTGGCCCTCGCGGTGGGGCTATGTACTACTGGGATGCTACGTCTGGTGTAGGCACCCGCGCCGTCGAGTTGTCTACGCTGGCTGGCGCATCCGGTGTGCCTACGGTGCAGAACTTCATCTTTGTGTCCGATATCAACCGGTTTGTGTTCGCATTTGGCTGTAATGACTACGGTAGCGTCGTGCAAGATCCGATGCTCATCCGCTGGTCTGCGCAGGAAAGCGCCGTGAATTGGACCCCTGCGGCCACAAACCAAGCGGGTAGCCTGCGCTTGTCTCATGGATCGGAGCTTGTTTCCGCCATTCAGACGCGGCAGGAGTTGGTGGTGTTTACCGACTCCGCTCTTTACTCGCTTCAGTACAACGGGTCTGAGCTTGTGTGGGGAGCGCAGCTTCTGGGCGACAACCTATCTATCGTAGGGCAGAACGCCGTGGCTGTAGGCTCGGGCGTGGTGTACTGGATGGGTGTGGACAAGTTCTACGCCTACGATGGCCGCGTGCAAACGCTTCCTTGCGACCTGCGTCGTTACGTGTTCCAAGACTTTAACCAGACGCAAGCGCAACAAGTGTTTGCTGGAACAAACGAAGGCTTCAACGAAGTCTGGTGGTTCTACTGCTCTGCCAACTCCACCACGGTAGATCGCTACGTAGTGTTCAACTACCTCGAAAAGATCTGGTACTACGGCGCATTGGCGCGCACTGCGTGGTTAGATTCGGGGTTACAGGACTACCCAATTGCTGCAACGTACTCAAATAATCTTGTTCAGCACGAGAACGGGGTCGACGACAACACGACTGGTACCCCGATTGCTATCGAAGCCTACATCGAATCCTCTGAATTTGATATCGAAGATGGCCAGAACTTTGGCTTTGTGTGGCGTATGCTGCCTGACGTGACGTTCACTGGATCGACTGCGCAGAATCCGTCTGCCGTTATGACCTTGATCCCGATGAAAGGATCAGGTTCGGGCTTTAACGATCCGCAGTCTGAGGGCGGATCAAGCAGCGCATCAGTCACGCGCACAGCCACGGTGCCAATCGAGCAGTTCACCAACATCGTTTACATCCGGGTGCGTGGGCGGCAGATGATCATGAAGATGGCGTCTACTGGGCTGGGGGTTACGTGGCAGTTGGGGCACCCGCGTATTGACGTTCGCATGGATGGTCGCAGATGAGTTTGCTGATCGAAGATGCAGTCGTCATCCCGCCACCTAACCTGCCTCTTGCGCCGGGTCAGTACGACTCGCGTTATCAGGAGCAGTTCAACAATGTCTTGCGTCTGTACTTCAACCGTTTGGACGCACTACTGAGGCAGATCGTGGCAACGACATCTCCCATCCCAATCTCTATTGGCGGCACTAATACTGATGCCTTTGGGCGACTGCGGGTCAGTCAGCCCTACACGCTGTTTGACAGCCAGAACCGCTACGCCGCAGACAATCAGTTTGATGTCTCTACGACCGGCACGGGCACGACATCCTTCCTGTCTAATGAAGCGGCAGTGAAGATGGAGGTCACTGGGGCCGGTGTCGGTTCTGTGCTGCGGCAGTCCTACCGCTCTTTCCCGTATCAGCCCGGTAAGGGTCTGTTGGTGCTCGCCACCTTCGTGATGGACAGCAGCATGAGCCTGAACCTCACGCAGCGGGTGGGCTACTACAACGACCAGAACGGCGTGTTCTTCCAGCGCGTCGACGGAGTTTATTCTTTTGTCCTGCGCTCTTACGTCACAGGCTCTGTCTCTAATGTTCGGACAGTCAATCAGGCAGACTGGAACGGCGACAAACTGGATGGCACCGGGGACTCTGGATACACGCTTGATCCGTCCAAGGCTCAGATTCTGTGGATGGACTTTGAGTGGTTGGGCGTCGGATCAGTCCGGTGCGGCTTCATCATCAACGGTGAGTACATCGTCTGCCACACCTTCAACAACGCCAACGAGATTACCAACGTCTACATGACCACGGCTATCCTGCCGGTGCGGTATGAGATTGTGACCACCACCTCTGCGGTGGCGGCTTCGATGAAAGCCATCTGCTGCTCGGTCATTTCCGAGGGCGGGTTTGAGCAGACATCCATCGACCATGTGGCGCGACGCACCACAATCCTTGCCACCATCAGCACGACCTTCCTGCCCGTAGTCTCCATCCGGCTTGCTTCTGGCCGCACAGGTGCGGTGGTGTTGCCCAACCGGGTGCAGGTTCTGCCCACGACCAGTCAGAACTACGAGGTGGCGCTGTTCAAAAACCCAACGCTGACAGCCGCATCGTGGACAGCAGTGCCCAGTGACTCTAACGTAGAGTACGACGTGTCGGCTACGGCGACCACAGGCGGCACCATCGTGCAAACAGACTATGTGACCTCTTCTGGCTCAGGTGGGACGCAAGGTCTTAGCGCAGCCACGGGATACAACTTTGACTTGCAACTGGGCGCAACGATTGCCGGGGTCAGTGACATTTACACTGTTGCTGTCAGAACTGTCTCTGGTGCAACCACGGGTGACGTGGTTGGGTCGCTGTCCTTCTACGACTTGACTCAATAAGATCATGGCGCGACTTCTTACAGAGCAAGAGTTTGAAGACTTGTACAACTACGTCGATCCGTACTACACGGATCCGTACTACCACTATACAAATCCTGTCACCACTGCTCCCCCCGCTCAAACTGCTCCTCCGGCAGATCTTTTAAGCCTTCTTGGGGGCATTCCTGATTACTCCAACTTTGGTGATCTTGTAGGTTCGGCTGGTATTGCCAGCCTCCCTGCTGCTACTGTTGCGCCTACTGTTGCGCCTACTGTTGCGCCTACTGTTCCGCCTACTCTTGCGCCTACTCTTGCGCCTACTCTTCCCCCCACAACCGTTCCGCCTACGACGGTTAGGTTGACTACCACCGTTCCGCCTACTCTTCCGCCTACTCTTCCGCCTACTCTTCCGCCTACTCTTCCGCCTACTCTTCCACCTACGACGGTTCGGCTGACTACCACCGTTCCGCCTACTCTTCCGCCGACTACTACCTCTGCGCCTACTCCTTCGCCTACGGCTGCTGGGCCCACGCTTGAAACCGATTCCGCTGGTAGGCTGTACCTCAAGTATCCGGACGGCGATACGTATGTGCTAGATGCGTCTAGCAATACTTGGATACGCGCAACTTCTCCCCCGCTTACTACTCTTGCGCCTACTCTTGCGCCTACTCTTGCGCCTACTCTTGCGCCTACCCTCGCGCCCACTCTTGCGCCCACTACCGTTCCGCCAACTACGGTTCGGCTGACTACAACCGTCCCGCCGACTACGGTTCGGCTGACTACTACCGTTCCGCCTACCCTTCCGCCTACCCTTCCGCCCACGACGGTTCGGTTGACGGCTGCGCCTACTCTTGCACCTACCGTTCCGCCTACCGCCCCGCCCACGACTCAAGCGGTAGGTATTGCTACGCTTACCACTGCGCCACCTGCAACGACGACTGCACCGGGGTACTCCGATGACTACGTAGCGGACATACTGAAAAATTCGCTGGATGTGGGCATGAGCATGGCCGACGCCGTTCGGTCTGTTGGCTCTAGGTTCCGCGTTACGCCCGCTCAGCTTGCACGTGCTGTGCCTAAGCTCCCTACGACTTACCGTAATTGGCCTAGCGCGCAATGGTCAAGCGTTCCCAACTGGGACCAAAACGCCATCGCAGGGTTGCTGAATCAAACCTTCACTGATCCCAACATCTACACCCAAGGAAGCGGCTACACCGACAACGTACAAGGCGACACGTACGTCTATAACCCTCGGTTTAACGTAACCGATCAACAGCTTAACCCGCAGGGTATTGGCGGCACGACCGCCACTACATCAGGTGGGGGTGTTGGCACCGGTGGCGCTGGGTCGCAAGGTACAAGCTTCCTAGGCGAAGACAGCGATTTAGGGCGCAATGTTGCTGAAGCCATCTACAACGGCGACCTAAGTAGGCTTGCTGGGCTTGGGCTTGCTTCTGGCGATCAAGCTACTCAACTCATGCTTGGAAGCACCGGCATGACGCTGCAAGACGCTAGTGGGATTGCGGAAGCTTTATCTAGAGTGCAGGTTAGGGACACAGCGGGGGCAATTTCTGCTGCGCAAGCACTTACGCGTAGCGGCGACTTGAGGGTCGCGGGGGCGGCTAACTCTCTTCTCACTGCTCTTGGCATCGGCGATATTGCGGCAATTAACTCCGCAGCAAACGACCTCGCCGGATCGTTTACACCTACCAGCGTAAATAATCTACCGTCGGCTTTCTCCGGTGGTCGCGTTACTGGAGGAGGTTCACTATCTGCCGGTACTAACTTCATCACTGGGGTTGGCGGTGCCGACCCTTCTGGTAGAGCCACTGCTTCTGGCATCAGGACGTTGACCGGTGCGTCTACTTCGCCCACAGTGCTTGAAGGTTCGGACCTTAATACTGGAACTACTTCAAGTTCTCAACTAGGCGGTCTTGCATCTTTGACGGGTGGCACCGGTGGATCACCTGCGGGCACTCAGTCTGGCTCTTTTACCGGCAACACAATAGTAGGCGGTCTATATGGCGGCACTTCTCCAGCAGCACGGTCTGGCACCAACAGAGCGGCCCTATCGCCTGAAGGCTATGAGCCGTTTGATACTGAAGGGGATATCAGCCAAGTATTGACTGGTTCTGGCGGGGTATCTGGTGGTACCGCAGCCCCCTCCGCTACCGTACCTCCTCCCACGCCGACGCCTACCGGAACACAGCAACTTCTTTCGGGTACTGACCCCCGCACGCTCGCCAAAAATGTTCTTGCAGATCCTAACTTAAAAGCACAATTAGCTGCTTCTAGTAGCGCGGCTTTTGGCCAAGGTGAGGCAAGTACCTATAACGACCCCGGCATTGAACGTAACGGCTACACGTTCAAACAAAACCCTGTTTCGTACGACTTTGCCGGTAGCCCCCAACGTAGCGGATACACCGCGTCCAAGTCTGAGACTGGGCCGCAAGGCAAGCCTATCGAGACTACGCTTTCGTACGATGACGACGGCAACATCACTGGCAGTGAGGTTCGTTACTTCACTGGTGGTGACAGCGGGGTTGTATATAGGTTTGATGCAAGTGGCAATGTTGTCGATGCGGACGGCTTTGACTACTCAGAAGCGTGGAAGGGCCCAGTAGGTACGGTATTCAGCATGCTTGCCCCGGCTCTTGGGCCGTGGGGTATGGCTGCTAACGCTGTTCTTCAAGCGCACCAAGGAAACTATCTTGCCGCGATAGCATCTGCTGCGGGCGCAGGTGCTGGATTTGCCGGTGGCGCTACAGCAATTGACCCTATCAGCGGCGCTACGGTTAACACCGGCGTGTTCGCTGGAATCCCAACTGTTACGTTCCAGAACGTTGGCGCACTTGCCAACGCGGCTAACGCAATTCAAAGCGGCGATGCTCTGGGCGGGGCGATTGCTCTTGTCAGCGGTCCTTTTGCCAAGAACTCAATAAACGACATTCTGGGCAACGTAGGACTGAATCAAACCACGGCTGGACAAACTCTTGCCGCACTCGACTCCGCTCGTAAAGGCAACTGGGGTGCAGTTGTTGGCGCGCTGGGCAATCTTGCCAAGAACCCCAATGTTGAAGTTGCGGGTAACGCTGCGGATTACCTTGACAAGATCAATAAGCTTCAAAGAGGCGAAGCCACGCTTAACGATCTGATCCGCGCCGGGAACAATCTTGCCGCTGCGGTGTCTCGTCTACCTAGAGGCGGCACGACGGAAACTTCTGGAGGTACCAGCGGTGGCGGGACTTCTCCGACTGCAAACACTGACTCTACGGGTAGGGCGACTTCGGATCTTCCATCTGTGCCCGATAAGGCAAGCACTGCACCGTTCAAGGCACCTGACGGGGAGCTTCTTGATCTTAACGACGGTACTGGGCGCTACGTTGATGATAAAGGGCAAGTTTTCTATTCGGACGGAGCGTATTACGACTCTATAGGCGTATTGCAAGGGCGTACCACTGGCGGCACGGGCACAGGTACGGGTACGGGTGCTCCTACGCTTCCTGTTGGCACTACGGGCGATTTCAAAGCTCCTAGGGGTGAGCTTGTAGATCTGAACAATGGGCTTGGATGGTACGTAGATGACAAAGGCGACATCTACGACAGGAACGATCAGAAGGTCGGCAATACAGGCACTCAGACCGTAACGGTGCTTGGGCCCCTTACGTACTTTGCCGATGGTAGTTACATGACTACGGACGGCAAAATTTTTAATACTGACGGTACGTTGTTTGACCCTAACGTAGACCTCGTTGAGATTGTTGGCGGCAGAAGTACTACAGCCCCTGCGAGTACTTCCCCACCGCGTGCGACTACTACGCGCCCGCCAACAACCGCTCCTGCTCAGACGGTTACGGTTACGGCTGTTCGGACGACCACTCCTGCTCCGACTACGACCGCTCCTGCTCAGACGGTTACGGTTACGGCTGTTCGGACGACTACTCCTGCTCCGACTACGACCGCTCCTGCTCAGACGGTTACGGTTACGGCTGTTCGGACGACTA